CAAATGTTAGGTCCCACACAAGCAATTCACCTGACTTGCGCCACGGTCTCTATCCAATGGGTAACTAATCCATCACTAAGGTCCTGTGTGGGACAATTATATTGTAGCATAGGAAATGAGCAGTTTATAGACGACTGCTCAGGTCTATCAGCCACGAAGACTCAACTCCTGCCAACTCTCCACTCATAGGAGCATCCGTTGTAAAACCTTTTAAAGTTTCATAGCGGAATGTATTATATTATACTACTGAATTTCAATAGTTTTTGGTAGTTTGTCTTCTGGGATCTGCTTTTCAAGTCTGATATCTAAGATACCGTCCTTAAATTCAGCCCCAACAACCTCAACAAACTCAGGAAGGGTAAAGATATCCGTGAACTTGCGAGCAGCAATTCCCTTGTGTAGATACTCTGCACCCTCTGGTAACTCAGCATCCTGCTTCTCGCCCTTGATTGTAAGTTTGCGATTGTCTAGCGATACTGAGACATCATCCTTAGAGAACCCAGCCAAAGCAAATGAAAGAATATACTCTTTATCATTTAGTTTGATTTGATTATAAGGTGGATAATTTGTTGTTGTTGTTACCTTCTGTAGGTTTGAGAAGGTGTTAAAAAATGGATCATTAAGAAGATCCAGTGCTGTTTTTACCATGTTATTCCCCTTTCAAGCGAATAAGTTAATTTACCCCCCGTATGGGCAGGTAACAATATTATAACATAGAAAAGCAGGCCTGTCAAATAACAAGCCTGCCAGTCTATAGTAAATTACTTTACTTGGTTTGTTGCCTTGCCACCACCAGATGACTTCTTTGCAGGAGCCTTCTTTGCAGCCTTCTTGATAACCTTAGCAGACTTTGCTGCTGCTTCTACCTCTTCTACATCTGGCAAACGGCCAAATGCAGCGTCATTAGGATTAACTGCTCTTAGCGCAACAGGAACGATAGCACCAAGTAGTGCATACGCAAGTGTCTTTGGATCAGTAACTCCTGAAGCATAAAGTGCTACAGCAGCACCAAGGACTGAGCGTCCGTATGATGCTAGTACTGCATTAATCTGTGACTTCTTTTCATTGTGATGTGTCATTTTTTCCTCCTAGGATATTTGTTTCTTTGTTAGTTTCACTACTAACAAAACCATTTTTTCTTGACTCTACGTATTGCTTTATAAATGGAACAATAACATCTACTTCCTGTGATGGAACTGCATTAATAAGTAAATGATTTATTCCTCTTTTTTCAAGAGTCCTAACAAAATCATCGAACTGATCGTATGTAAAGTATGCTGCATCTAAAACAACTTTTGGAATCTCACCCTTTTGCCATACAGGTCTGATTGCATAATTTGTTAGTTTATCAAGTTCTTCTTCTGTCTCTCTAATGACTGGCGTAATTGCTATCATTACCTCAGTATCGCCTAACTCAATAGGGACCTTTGCTGATTTATTTTTTAATACGTCAGACCAATGACCACGAGAATATATATGGTAAGGCAATATTATTTTGTTGTTATATTTTTTTGCTGCTTCAAAAACATAACTATTTGTTGTTGACACATACACGTCTAGTTTGTTTTTATAGTTTGGGTCACTGAAATATCCTGGAGCATCTTTATCTTGATCCATCTCACTCAAGACTTTTAAGAATTCTATCATGTAGTTTGATCTATCTAAAGAACTAGATTGATCATTTATTTCACCAACGATTCCACCTACACCATCCTCATGATCTTTTATGTAACCAGATATCAGATTTATCTGAAGCCTTCCTCTATCTATTCTATTCATTGATCTATTTATCATGGATAGATACTGTGGAGATATTGTATACGGCCTAATAGCAACCAGGTACTTTATGCTTTCATTGGTGCTAATATCTCTTGCTGCTTTAACAAACATATCTCCTTCAGGTATATCATGCGTGAACATAACTCCAGAAAAATTACTATTGTTTAGGTTAGATGGAGACTTTGTGTTTCCTGGATCCCCCATGACGCCACCAAAATAATAAAAGTTCACTCTATAGCCTTTCCATAGTGCATGTCACATAAGTCTACAATCCTGGTCTCTGAACTTGCCCAGATTCTAGTGCTATCGTCCTCGCAAAATTCTTCTTCACATACATTGAAGTTTAGATTATTTGCTCCCCTGGCAGCCTTTAGTCTTATCATACATCTATTTTACCATAGTCATCTGGCAATAACTTTTTTAATTCTTTGTATGCCTCTGATATTTTTTTCATTGAGTGGTAATGAGGAAATGCAGAACCTACTATGCCATATTCGTCAAAGTAGGCAATCTCTGGCTCAATATCAGTAATAAACTTGTTTAATCCTTCTTGAACCTCATCTATATACTGATATGCCCAGTCTCTAGAATCTGAAACAAATTTTAAAAATGCTTCTGATGAAGAGTCTGCTCTATTATTAGTATCTTTCATTGTAGATAAAGTGTCAGCAATTATTGCTTTATCAAGATAAGCCTTTAACAACTCAACTGTATTCTTAGAAAGTTTTATCCTTAATTGAATATTCTTTAATAGAAGAATAAAGAAAACTATTACGAATAAAACAAATGCTACAAGTTCAATCATAATTCTTTCCCACCCTCTCTGACCAATAATACTATGGCACCATTGTCTTCAAGTGCTTTCTTTGTGCGAATCATATACTCTACAGCCTGCTTTCTTTCTTCTCCAGAAAGCATCATAAACTCTTTTTCGTTTGCCTTAACTGTTAAAAAGTTATCGTTGTCTATTATTTGTAATTGAAAACCTTTTGGCCCTCTTAATGACCTAAACGCTCTCCGCATTGAATCTGTATACATACTACTGCTCCACTGTTAGTCTTTGCCAAGTATTTGCCCAGTCAGTCTTAGACTTATGTCTTGAAAATTCCTTTGAGATCTGACCACCTTCAAGGTAAACCCCGCCCCAGATGCCCCACTCTTTTTGTGAAACTCCAACAGCAAAACACATCTTGGAAACAGGACACATAGAACAAAGTTTATCTATTGCTGGTCGTAATAACTCATCGTCCTCATATTTATCAAAGAACAAATTGGTATCATAATCCAAGCATATGGCACTATCTTTCCACTCATGCTTAGACATATTAACTCACAAACTTATCTGGTATGTCCCATCCATTCTTAGAAGGTACAAAACGACGTTGCAGGTGCCACTTGCCATCAACAAAGGCTCCTTGCTGTGATGTTCTTCCCTTCTCAGAAGGATAAGAGTTGACCACAGTCCACCCATCCCAAAGCAGTGACTTGTTTGAACTTACAATTTTTTCCATTTGCTCTAATGATTTAATTTGCATGTCTATTCTTTCTGTTAGTATCTGAAAATGCCGTATTCGACATTATTATTTTTTGCTTCATCAACAAGTTTTGATACTTGCTCTCTTTCTTTACTCAAGAAAGCGAAGTAGTTTATATCTGAAATATTTTCTGTAATCCACCATGGTGGCACAGGCTTATACTTAATACTTTTTCCACGAGACTTTAGACCACGCTCTGATAGGTTTGCAAACTCCATAGCCATTGCGTTAATGTTTGCTGGACCTGCAGAGTAAATATAAAAATATGGATCTTCTTCTTTTAAAGAAGACATTGTAACTGCCATGGCTCTAAGAAAAACCTGGTAGTCATCAAAACTACTGGTTCCTTGAATCCCCACTATCATTTTTCTTCCCATCTCTAAGTTGATCCATTATAAAAAGCATCTTGTCTAATTGTACCTTATCCATACCCATCGTGTCAACTAGGGTTGCACTGGCTCCATCTATCTCAGTACCGTGCATTTCTGCACAATAAAAAGTTCCATCTTTAACAAAGTAAGCCTTGTTGTCAAAAATAACAACTTTGATATTTGTTTTTTCTTCTTGGTTTGTAGACTGTCTATCTACAATCCTTTTAACATTTCTTAGATCTGGTATTAGTGGGGAGACAACTTCATGTATACTGCTCTGGCTATATCTAAATGGACTTTTATTTACTATATTTTTTTGTGACGATATCAGCCTTGTTGTTATGAACATGGCTAACATAGTTATAGCAGAGCCCAAAAAATATTCCATAGTTTCTCCAAAACAATTATACTACCTATCTAAAGTAATTATTCTTATAATTTCTTTTAAGGTGTATTGCTTTTCTTTGCTTAGTTTTCCAACCTCTACCTCATCAAAGGCTTTGTCTGTTAGATTTACCATTGGATTTTTTTCTGTCACATCAATATCTAAAAACCCATCGACCCAAAGAGACATCGTTTCTGTAGAAATATAGTCTGACATTTCTTTATAAAGGTCTGGACTTACATCCTTTAACTTATCTGTAAAATTATACAGCATGTCTCCAGTGTCTATATCCATCCCAGCAACTTCGAGTGCTCCACTAAGAATTAGATCCTCAATCTTGTCATTCATGTCAGACATTGATTTTCCAATTCATAGTAGAGGGACCCCTTTTAATCATTTTAAACATGTGATCCTCATATTGCTGCTTAAGTTCTGCATATATGTCTGGACTAACATGTTGCAACTTGTCTGTGATACTATACAATATGTTGCCATCACGGTCAATGTCAGCCATCTGTATAGCACCTTGATTAAGTAAATGGTCCAAGAGTGCTTGCTTCTTGATGTCCATTACTTACCTGACTTTGCTCTAGCCTTCTTCAATGCCTCAAAGTCTTTGACCTTAGTGTCACCCATGTATCCCCAGGCATATCCATCATTGATCATCTTATCATTCAAAGACTCTGTGTCATCATTGATGTATATCCAACCTAGAATACGACCATACTTTTCAGATGAGTCCATCTTCTCAGTCTTAATTACAACAGACTT